CCAACGTTTCCGCTCGCGCTGGAGAAGTTGGTATCACCCTTTTCCAGGCGTTCCTTCAAGACCATCAGTTTAATATTTGCAGCCATGGTGTCCTCCTTAAAGTTTGTTCCGGATTCGCTGAGTCCGGCTCATCGGGCTGCTCGGGACCGTCTTCGTGAACTTGAGAAAGAACGTGACGGTCGTCGCTTCTGGGTTGCCCGATTGTCCGTCGTGCTTCAGACGCATCCAGATCGTGCTGTTGTAGAGGACATCGGCTGCTGCAGCCACAACGTTCACCGTGTCCGCCTGGAGCACTCCACCCGTAAGCTGTTCCAGGATTTTTCCGGATGCCTGGGTGGAAAGCTTCCATGTGGACCGGTCAGCGCTGTACTCCACGAAAACGTCCACATCATCACTGGTCTCGTTGTTGGTGTAAGCAGCGATGAAGCAGTTCTGCACATTACAGTCGCCGATGTAGATGGCCTGGGTGTAATGATTATCCGTCGCTGCTCCTGTGAACGAGATCGTCCCGGTCACGATGACCGAGGTTTCGGACTCCCTGACGTTGATCGTGTTATCGTAGGTATCCGCTGCGAAGACAGACGGTACCAGGAGAATCAGCGTCAGGAGAGCAGTCAAGATTAGTCTCATCATAACGATAGTGTCCTCCTACATAGCCGGGGCTTCGGCGTGAGCGATCAGGACGGCAGAGCCGTCGTTGATCAGGTTGTCGCCCCGAGTTCCGTCGTCTTCGTTCCAGAAATCACCCCGGGAATAACCTTCTACGGCGCGATAAGCAATACCGATTATCTCGTCGTAGTCAGCCATCCGCTTCTTGAATTCGAGCGGCTGGCCCGTAGCCTTGAACATGGCGTTGTTTCCAAGAAGGATGGCCGCGAATTTGTTATAGGTGGAGTAATTCTTGAAACTCTTGAGATTGGTAATGGTGGTCGGCCCCCACACAGGCTTGCCCCCAGACACGGACACGGGCCAGACGGCGGTGTCGGACTGGAAGATGGCAAATCCACCCCAGATGTACTTGCAGCCGACCAGGAGCGGGTTGTCCTTGGCCAGCTGGATGGCGTGGGTCTGAGCCACGGTATTGCGGAATTTCTCGTCCGCTTCCAGGGTAGAGACCATGTAGGGGTGTGCCACGATCAGCCACAGCGGATTCCCGTCCTTCATGATCAGGGGATCGGTGCGCATGACCTGTTCGTGGGCTTTCAGACCGGACAGATACTGGGTGTCGAACACGTTGGTGTCGACCATGTTGCCAATGTCTGTGCCGATCTGCGTTTCGTATCCGGCAGTGCCGGGGTAATTCGACACACCGTAGGAGACCTTTCCCTTCCCTGCGATGAACACGTGGGGATGGGAAACGGCCTTGATGTTCTGGTTGTTGCCGCTAAACCTGCTGGATTGCAGGATGTTCCAGGAATGGCTGTAATAGAACCCGTACGAAGCGCCCAGGTACTCATTGGTCTCGGCATAGTGCCGGAGAAGCTGCGGATAGGCTCTCTTGAGCAGCTGGAGTTCCTTGGTCGTCTGCTTGCTCATGATGCCCTCCTGGGGCTTCACGGCAGTCCGCACGATGTCGATGGGGACGCGAACGTGATTGAGCTTCTGCAATTCCTCGTGGCCGGCCAGCTGGTCCATACCGATGGTCGGCAGGTTTTCGAGGTTTCGCAAAAGGGGTATCTCCATCACGTCGCCCATGCGGCGTTCCAGTTCGTGCTGCATGACGATGGGGCTCTGTATGGGTTTTGGCTCGTTCCCGGGCTTGGCAATAACGGTCTTCTCCGGCGTGTTGAACTTGGCAAACTTGCCCCAGAAATGTTTCTTCAGGGCATGCCACTTCATCTGAGCGGCCAGGTAGACCGGCTTGTTTCCTGTAAAGGAACGATCGAGTACTGGCATCGGAAACTACCTCACTGTTTTGAGGAAGAAGTCTCCGACGCAGCAGGTTAAAACTGGCTATCACTCGGCTCCCTCTTCCTCTATGAAATCAATCTCGGGTTCATAAGAAGCCAGTTCCTCTTCGCTCATGTCGTGAATCTCGGCCTGAGTGAGTTTGTCCAAGGTTTTGCCGGTTCCAGCCGTTCGACCGCCTTTCTCTTGGGGCACGCGGTCGAACGGTGACCCGCCCGCCGCTGCCCGTTTGATCTTTTCCACGGTCTCTTGACGTCCGGTGACACGTTCGTTCTTGGCGAGATCATCGAAATGCAAATCCCGCCAGACCATCCGGAGCGTGTCTGCGGAGATGGAACCGTCATCCTCGTAAAACTTCTTCGGATTTGCCTCAACGAATGAGATCAACTCCTGGAATTTTTCGGATTTGTAAAATTCCTGTAATTCCTCCGGCTGATCATCCCAGGGCTTGCCTTTCTTCCCATCTTCGATCCCAACGACCTTTACAGCAAAATCGATAACAGAATCGATGGTGTCCTGTGCGGCAGCGTCCTGGCGGAGCTTCAGTTCCTCTTCCTCAGCATCCTTGATCTGCCGGTCGTAGTCCTCTTTGTCTCGGTCGTAATCCTTCTTGGCCTGTACAGCCTCGATATAACCGTCAGGATTATCGACGCGAAGCCGTTCGAGTTCTTCTTCCGACAGATTGTAATTCTTGGGCTTCTGAGGTTCTTTAAGCTCGCGAATCTCTTGGGTAAGCTTCCGAATTTTCTCCTCAGCCTGTTTGAGCGCTTTTGACTTCTCATGAAAGGCTTTCTGTGTGTCTTTGAGAGGGTCGCCTTTAGGTTGACCGTCCTCTCCGCCTTCGCCATCGATAGTTCCCTCGTGGCCGGGAGTCTCCGGATCGGGGCTTTTGCCGTCGGGTTTGGTAGTAGACTCTTCGTCTCCCGTTTTTTTGGTCGACTCATCGCCTGCCTCGCCATCCGGCTCGGCTTGGACACGCTGGATAGTTCCGTCGTCACCGACATTCAGGGAGTCCAGCGTCTCGTTGTCCAGGTCGTGCAGGTTCTTACCTTCGAGGCCTTCATCGCCAGTAGTTCCGTTTTCGGAGCCGGCGCTATTGCCATCTTTACTCATAAGGTGTTCCTCCTTTGCGAGTCCGCTACGGGATAGTTCGCATGTGTGTTCGTGCATCTCCTTTTTACCTCTCTCCCCCGGACTCGGGAGAGCCGAGGGAGAGAGAGGAGGAGATAGAGATAAAACAGACTACTTGTTAGGTGTGCTCAACACCTCCTTTCCATCGGCTGACTCCAGGGCCAGCTGTTGGTTTGCTCCTTGCATGATATTTTGAATGTCCTGATAGGCTGATAGCTTCTCCTGTTCGGCCAGCTGAATGCCCATCGCTTCTTCGATCCTGGCAATCAGCTTCTCGACTCCGTCGATGGGCGCGTTCTCCAGCCAGAACCGGGGATCCACGGCCATGGGTCCCCAGAGCTCGGCCACCATTTTCACGAGCTCCGTCTTTTCCATGAACTTCAGGGTCCTGACCATGGGATTCCGCTCCTCCGTGGACGGGAAGACGTGGTACTCGCCCACCGTGATGTCGTTGATGATCCGGTCGCCGATCTGCATGTTGATGGCAACCTCCATAGGATCGCCCGGGGCCGGATTCACGATCGGGAAAAACTTCTCTTGCGTGTAGAACTTCTGCATAAACTTGATTCTGCGGTTGATCACGTGGGCCTGGAGGCGCTTGATGTTCCGGTCCACGGGTACAAAACTCTTGGACGCTTCCATCACGCGCTGCGCGAACAGGCTGGCGTTCTCCTGGGCCGTCTGATTCAATCCCTTCAAATTCTCCGTGATCCCGTTAATCCGGTCAAAAAGCTCGTGGCTTGTATCGGATAAGCGCTCATTTGCGATGGGATGTCTCGGCGGGTCCAGGCGATTGTAAACACTGCTGATGTCCGAGCCTTCGTCCACCTCCACGATCAGCCCGGGCGCACTTCCGTGCTTCTTCACATCGCTGTAATTCAAAATCTTGCTGGGTTTCAGGATGGTCTGGGTGTTGGCCGATTTGTTGACGATGTCGGTATGGCGGTTGCGATTATCGTTGAAATCTTCCTGCGGACCCATGCAGTTCTTCATCATCCCATAATGATCGATGGTTCTCTTGCCGTAGGTGTAGGCATGGATAAGAGCGTAGTCAAAATGACGATCCTGAATATCCGCATCTTTCTTCTGCAGGAAGAAATGCAGACCAGGAATGACGCATGAAATTGAAATCATCTCGGCCGTGTTGGTGGGCACGATATGCAGGTGAGGATTAGCCCTGATGAACACATCCCTGCGCTTTCCTTCCAGGGTGATGATCTGGGATTCGTTTAAGATGGGATCGTAGGCCACTTCTGCCGACCGGTCATACTCGCGATCGTGGAATTCTACAACGCGGTACTTGCCGTTCCGTTGGTCTGCAAATTCCTTGTGGCAGAGAAGGCCAGTTGTGAATTCGTCCTGGGCATCCCAGTACGCCGAATCTTCCCTGTCCTTGATGATCTTCTTCAGCTCCGACTTCCAGTGCGGCCACAGCGAGAAAATCTGATCCACGGTCATCCAGTTGGACCGTATCTCGTACTGGGCATCTCTCTGGAAATCTGCGATGGTTCTGGAGTCGAACATGAACTGGAACTCGTCCACGTTTGTCGTCAGGATGGAACCGTCCAGTTCGCGCTCGTTCGAATGCCGGGTGTACAGCACACCGCGCTTGATCAGGCCGGCCAGGATCGTCTTTCCCATTTCGTCCTTATATTCCGTATTGATCAGCTCGGAATCGATGGCACGCTGTAAGATGTCCGCTATCTTCGACGAACCACCATGCCGGGCATAGATTCGGTCCTTGGCCTGGTTGAGTAGGAAGTCTCCGAGAGCACGGTTGAACGTGGGGAAAATCAAGTTCCAGACGCGCGTGGGACGTCTCTGAGCCTCGTACCAGGCTATCTGGCTCGGGGTGTATTGCTCGCCTGCCAGCCATTTGTAGCCTTTCTCGTAGGCGTCAAACTCTGGTTGAAAGACATTCCATTCATTCAGGAAAACGCGGGATACGCGTCTTACGATATCATTGCTTTCGGTAAGCGAAGGTAGGGCCATATAGAAAACCCCTCTTGATTGCCTTAGTCGTCCTCCGCGCTTAGATAAGCTATATGTTGTAAAAAGTCAAGAGGGGTGGTGCATATATAGCACTTTTTTTTCAAAATGTGCACATATAGCACTTTTTTTTATTTTTGATCGTTTAAGTCGGATAAATCGGCATAATGTCGTGTCTCCTCGCGTTCTGTGGTCAACCATATCCGGCCGCATTTCAGGCATTCCCTATGGCGCCTGATCGCATAGCCATCGTAGATTCTTTTCGTTCTGATGACCCTCGACCTTTCAGAGCCACACCTGGCACACTTCATGGTGCTTATCCTTTCTGGGCCTTCTCTGTTTGCGCTTCGTAAAACGAAACGCATTTGGAAAGATAGCCCTCGATCAGAGCAACGGCCTTTTTCCGGTAACGTCGTTTTTCGAACCGCGTAAGCTTCCTTCGGGGAATCTCAACGGTGCCACTCGCGATCTTATTGTTCTTCTGATCGAAAAGACGCGCCAGCAGGAAGTATCTGCTCTTGCCGGCGCCCGAGAATTTATCCAGGTAAATGATGCGTTCTTTAATTTTCATACCGGTACCTCCATTCTTCTTCGTCTACAAAGAAGGGATAATTTTTATAGGCATCCTTTCGCTCCCAATAGATAATCAAAGAAAGGTTTAACGTCCTAAAAATAAGTAAACGCACAAAATCCTGGTCGTATGTGAGTAAGTGCGCCTCTAACAGACATAGTCTACGCGTCCAACCAATATCCACAAGTAATCGGCCTATCCAGACCGCCATTGAGCGTCGAGCGAAATCCACTAACATTTTTTCTCCAGTCGTTCAATCCTCACGCTGACCATGCCCTCTTTCTTCATCCGGGCCAGCTTGTCCCTGGCCTCCTGTTCACTGCAACGCTCTGCGGTCGATCGGTCGTCCGTCCATCCGCATCCATTCCAGTATTTCTTGTTTCCGTCAAAAGTGCCAGCGATTAAAAACTTAGGCATAATGCACTCCTATCGATTATTACCCCTTCCTCCGCCAGATAAAATCCGATACACTCTCCGGGGCCACGCCGTCCACGCCCAGCTGCTCCACGACCACCGATCGCAACGCCGACGTCAGACCGTCCGGATAAATCCGGAGCACGTGATGGCCCTCCAGCACGTCCAGGTCGACCTGGCACTCACGCCAGATATTCACCTTCTGTCCGGCCACGTAGGGCTGCTCGTCCCACTTCCAAATCTTCCGGCGCATACCCAATTCCAGCACCAGCATGCACGGCGCTCCGGTCTCCGACCCGATGATCCGGATGCTGTACGTGCCCGTAGGCATGGCAAGAGGAATTTCCAGCCGGCCCTTATCCTGGAGGTCCCACCCCTGCTTGGAGATCAGCCGAACCGTCTGCTCCTCATCGGACACCAGGTTCGGCCCCTTGCAGAATCCCTGCATCCTGGCGTGATCCCATGTCACCTTGCCGAACACTGGCGGGATGGGCTCGCTTCGGAACACCACGACCAGGGAGTCGGATGAGGCCGTGTTCCCCGATGCGTCCTCTACCGTGATCCATGTGACGAACGAATCGGGCAGCTCGGATTTGTAGATGTCCACAGAGAATGCGTTGAGCTGCCCTGCAGCCATCTCCTGGACGTTCACCCCCTTCTGGCGCATCAGCACGCTGTCTACCCACACGTTGAAGATTAGCAGCTGCTCAGGCTGGCCGTCCTGGTCCAGGCCTGTGTGATACCATAACACCTCAATGAGATTGGTGTTACCAGGAAGGATTGTCTTGGGCTGGGCCAAGCAGGACACATTCAGCAAGATTGTTAAAACCGTGATTGTTAAGCGTTTCATTTCGACCTCCTTGCACGTGATAACCAAATCTTTATCCGCCTGGGAAGAAACACAGTAACCCTTGCAGTAAAAAATAATACAAACACCTCGGCAGTCACCTCTCCATATCCGCTTCGGCAAACAGTGAACCCCCCAGCTATTCCCTCAAAATTTGCTCGAAACTCTACGACAAATTTGCTCTGACAGTATATTCCAAAGGTCCTAAATAAGCCGTCCTCGCTTTTATATTTTTCGATGTGGATCATGTGTCTTTCTCCTCCTTTTCAACCAAACGAACCATTGCCAGTGGGTAAATTTCGATGACTTCACCCTTTCTGGGCCCATCGGCAAACTTAACCTCTCTCCACCCGTACCACCTTCGATTTTCCTTATTACGGCAATATCCCCTTGTAATTGCAATTGCCCCATTTTTACTGCCATCACCTGACTTAGCCTTGATTCTAATATATTTCCCTCTTGGAACGAGCGTCAAGGGCACATAGGGCTGATCTGTGTTAAGTGGAAATGTCATCTCGCCTCCTTAAAAACCTCCTTTTTTACCTGCTTTTTTTGATCGAAAAACCCACTTTACCTGCTTTTTTCAAGCAAAGCCCGCCCCTTTTCCTCTTGGCGGCACTGTTTCCCGGCCCCCATAGCCGTAATCGTCTCTCCCTTCTTCTGCAAGTGGAGGAAGCGGACGCCACCGGCACTCCACCACGCAGCCATAGCGTACCAGATCGGGAAAGTCCTTGCCGATCTCCCGAACCTTTCGGGCAAGGTCTTTCTTTTCTGCCAGTTTTCCCGTGGGCTCCGGCTCGTATGAGTAGTTCCTCATGCCCCAGTCCACGTTATGGCAGATGTGATCGACAAGAAAAGGATAGTCTCCGTCCTTAGTGGGTTTGAGCCATTCCTTGACAACCGCGTGACCCGTGGCCAGGTCGTCGATGGCATCGACGATGAACGATCGAGGCCGTTTCTGCCTTCGAAATTCCTTCTCATACTCCTCGTAGATCATCAGCCCTGACACGCTGTTGGGCTTCTTCCCGAAGTTTGGATCGATGATCGCCTGAATCCGGTCTTTCGGTATCTTCAATCCTTCTTCAATTTCGATCCAGAACCGGACAAAATCTTCCAGCACGTAAGGATCGGAGCTCTTGATGTCCTTGAACATCCTGCCCTGGTAGGCCGAGTCGTAGATCGACGGCCACTCCCTGATCACCCGCTTCCTGTTCCAGCGATCGATGCGTATCCAGATCGCAGCCGGCGGTCTTCTGTCGTGAGGATCCAGGACGAACTGGTACACGTACTGCCTGGTATCGTGGGGATGTATCAGCTTGACGAAATGCCTTTTCGAGCCGTATGTCTTGTAGACCAGGCCGGAGAGATACTGGAACTTTCCGTTCTCCCTGGCCTCCCGTTCGTCAGGATCGAAGTTCTTAACCATGAATGTTATATCCGACTTGTGCAGACATCCCTTGGGATGCACGCCGAACCTGCCCAGGTCCCACTG